GTTGATAAGACTCCTGGTGAAATAGTTGATGAAGTAGCTGTCTGTGTCACCCAAAATATGTCTTCAGGATTATCATGAACGCCATAGCTATCTGAGATTGAGCATCAGTTTGACCTGGCCCAACACCTGGTAACCATTCCAACACCAATTTCTTATAAACATATTGCTGATAAGAATCGGTGATATTAAGATGTGTTCGAGATATTCCAATATTAGACTGAGTATCGACTAAATGATAGTCTAACCCTTTGTTAGATCCTGTGACATTTGCTGGTACTGTTAATGTGCCACATAACAGATGTCCATCAAATCTTGATATTGGTCGAGGTATCCGCCTCCTTTCGGATTGCATTGGATTGCGTTTCAGACCTTTGCGTTTGTTATTAAGTTTTGTCATTGAAGATAATACGTTCTAGATCAAAATCGATAATTTGGCGATTATCTGCTCCCCAGACACTTCTATCAAAATACCCTTCAAGCTGAACTTGTTCGTCTGGACTAATGCCTGTATTTAACCAAAAGGAGTATCTACCGAATTCATCAGGTTTATCATAGTCACAATGGCAATTACGAGAACTAGTATAATAATACGTAAACTCGTTATTCCACTTACCCATATAATTACCTGTTGATCCAAACCGTTGTAACATACGATAGAAGGATCCAAGCACGGGTACATCATTAGATGATGCGGCCCCACAAGTCCCAATATCATATAATAAACGGCGATACATTTCAACATCATGCCCGAGATTAACACATGTAACATCTTTAGTAAGACAAGTTGTAACATTTCTGACCATACGCCAAATGCCATTGCATTTAACTGGTTTGGTTTGACAAAATTCAATTCTCTCAAATTCTGTTACCGGTGTTTCTCTGACGATATTGAATCCAAAAGACTCAAAAATTTTTTCCATATCATCCAAGCCTTTCAAATTTTTCCTTTCAGTAAAAATAAGACAATCGTCACCATTATTAGCAAATTCACATCTGAAATTAAGAGTGGATAAATAATATTTGGCCATGAAACACATGAGTAATTTATTACCCATACTAGTATTCATGTCACCAGACATTCTAGATCCCTCCTTCTCATATGTGAACCATCCATCGCTTGCCCTTGCTATCCCCCTATTGAATAACTGCATCTTAAGCAACATTCTAAGCTTCTTTGAATGGAATATACTGTCATAAACAGTATGTTCAAATTCTAATGCTTGTTTAGATACATGTTGATCAAATCGGCTGGCGTCAAGACCAATGCACACTGGGTTTGAAAAAGAATCCCATTTTTCTTTCAAAACCGCAGCCTGTTTAAATGCATTGTACGAACTCATAATGGTAGGAGATTGAAATATATTATCGATTGCATCATAAATCTTCTTTTCCAGTGGCCGGAGATAACAACCAACTTCTACGTTATACCTGGGGTTCCTAGGCTGGATCACCCTAGGAGCCGGGTCATATTTTACATTGAAGTTGAGTTTCTCTGCCTTAACAAACGTCTTAAGATAAGCATCCCGGTGTCGAACTGGTTCCATTACCAGCCCGTCAACTGCTCTTTGATAAATTAGTTTTCGTGGTCCCTTATAGAAATCAACAAATTGTTGATGTGTCACAGGGGATTGAAAACCAATATCATTAACCAGCTGCTCGCGATAAGATGCTAATCTATTCACAAAAATACCATCTACTGGAATGATGGGTTTGTCCAATCTGTTGTTTGTGAACAAAACTCTTTCGCCAACCCCGCGTGTCAGATTAGCGATAGAGTTATTATGAGTCTGCATATTATGACGTAGAAGGAATTGACTCATACTTAAAATTCCTCTAGTCTTTCGAGTACCCGATATAACAGGGGCAATACCTGGGTAGACACCGGGTACAGTGTCATACCCCCCCTGTTTCTCTGGGCACCATTAGGCGACCTTTGGGCGGCCGCCCTCGAGTTCCAAACGAACCCGCTCACGGATCTTGCTACGATATGTGTGAGAAATAGCAGACGCTTCTAGTTCAACCCTAGACATGACGAAAACGAGTTCGGTAGCAATATCAATGTGTTCATTAATGTGGCGTGCTATCAAACCCTGCTCCTTGCATAGATCATATAGATACTTCCGTACTACCAATCTATTAGCTTCATTCTTGGTAGGGGTACTGAATTTTGCTTTCCCACTTTGTACCAACCACTGTCTGAAATGCCCTTTATGTCTAGATGGCAATTTTTTCTTATCATCCACACCGTCTAATTCAAAATCGGATTCATCTGGAAGAGAAGCTTCATAAGAATCTTGTATAATAGTTGCCTTCTCTACA